TTGGCCAAAGGTGGACGGGACGCATACTCCAGCACAAACATGTTTGATGGATGCTCCATATGAAACTTGTTGTACAGGTGTAGCGCACCCTTAGACCCACGTCCGTCGACGGTGGCATCAAGGTCATAAGAGTCAACCCCGCCTACCCCCAGCTCTGCATTCGGTGCTATACGTTTGTTTCGATCGTACTTCTTTTGGTTGCGCATCTCTGATGGCGGCATCCACGCTACGCGGAACCTACCCTTAGGGTCTGGCTTAAATACAACCTCTGTGTCCTGCTCACCACCCTTCCATACAAAGTTGCCTGCAACAACGGGGTTGGGGAACAGCTCATCGTTATACTGTATCTGCTCGTATATCCTACCAATATTAAACAGACTGCCTTCAATGCTGTCGCGAAAAGCTTCGTCTTCAGTGAAGGGGAACTGCCTAATAACCTCGTTCAGTTCTGACGGGTCTTGCTTGAGGCTCTCCCTTTCGTTTTTAAGATACGTCTTAGCTCCCTGAAAGATGCTATCACCATCAAGACCATCGAGAACCTTAGGAGGATCTTCAACGACTGGATGTCCGTGGACGTCAAAAAATCCCTCAAGGGAATCGTAAGCAGGAATAAAAAGTCTATATAGACCGCTTCTAGTTCTACCATTCGCGTTCCTCTCCGTAGGATTCGAGTCCTTCCACAGATCCTTGTACTCCTTTCCCCCTTTGTCCATTGGGTTTACGGTGCTTCCCACCATTGCCTTTCCGACGACCTTTCGACCGACGATCAAACAGGTCCGCTGAATCCTCCATGCGTCCCTGATGTCTGTAGGTTTTTCCCATTTGCCTGCCTCATCAAGATATAACAGGTGAAGCTTCTCACCGTCATATGCGTTGTTAGTTGTGTTCTTCCAGTTTATGACCGTATTAAGAGCTTCGCCCTTCGTCGCAGTCTTATTCTTCTTCGTGATTCTCTTACTCGGCTCGCGAAAAGCCAACTCCATGCGTGGGTTCGTGGTACCATCTTGAATTGGTTTGAAGAAGAAGGGGTAGTGACGAAACATTTGCACCACCTTCTTCATGAAAATATTTTCTTGTGCGTCCTTACCAGTCTTAGACTGTATTCCTAGGAGCTTGTCTTTGACTTGTGTGGCTTCGTCAAGAAGCACAGACGAGCAGATATTCGTGTATCCGCTACGTCTGCACTTCGTATAGAGCTGCCCGATACATCTCGGGTCCGCCTCACACGCTGCTAAATGTAAGAAAATATCTCTTTGGAACCTTAAGTAGCTCGGATAACCTATATCCATCCGAGTCCACTGAAGCATCATATAGTGCTTGCCCGTAATATATGTAGGCTCACCGTTGTTATAAAACCAAAAGCCCTCACGCCTACGGCGAAACTCCTCTTCGATATACGGAGAAAACTTCTGTCGAAACTCCCTTGGCATTTCCCCCCACTCATCCATAGACTTAATCCTAGACAGCTCCGTGGGCATATCTGTGCGCGCCCACATCTGCATGTCGTCTGGCTTTCCATATCCCGCAATTTTCTTTTTGGGAGGCTGAGCGGGAAGAACAATGACCAGCCCACCGAGTTCGATAACTTCACCTTTCGTACCGTTGGGGCAAATTGAGATAGCAAGGTCGTCATACTCTTCTATGTTGACGAGGGAGTTCATTACATTACTTGTCCGTAGCGGTTGCTTCGAAAGCTCGGTGCTCCGCTCTTGGGATCTTTAAGATCCATGTACTCTCCACACGGACACTTGATGTCGTAGCGAACCGCCCCATCAATTACCCTGATAGAAACACCACTTGTTGATTCCTCGTGGTCGCAACATTTGCAGATATAGTTAGCCATAGTTATCGTCCTTGAGAAGCGTAAGGCTTCTTGTATTGTTTTGAATTCTTGTTCTTGGACTGCTTCGTCTTGGCGTGTACTCCTTTGCGACGAACTTTTTTAGACTTGTAGTTTGATACTTGAACTTTAGCCATGAATCGGTTTTCTTAAATGGTTGATGGTTAGTATTGCTTCCTGTATCTGAGCTCCGTTAAGTCTGTCGTACTTCCTGTTTGCACGAGAGGCGGCGTCATCCATAAACGGATATAGACACGCAATAAGAACTGATAACCTGAAAATAAACTTGATCATAAATTATATTTAGTACGCGAGGAGGGACTCGAACCCCCATTGGCAAACTTAGAAGGTTTGTGCATTATCCGGTTATGCTACTCGCGCATTTGTCCGCAAGGAGGGACTTGAACCCACATGTGACCAGTTACCCTTTCTACAAGGTATAAGCTTGAGGGGATACTTGCGGTTATCGATTTCTTCTTTCGTGAGTCTTAATCCTGTGGCAGTTAGCGCATCGCACCTTGCATTTTCTAATCTCTTCTTTTATTGTAGACGTGGCGTAAGACTGATTCACCATATCGGCTATGTTGTTGACCTTCTCACCTTTGACGTGATCGAACTCAAGTACAACAGGATTCTTTTCTCCGCAGTCAAAACAACCGGCTATAGACTTAACTCTATTGACGAAATCTTTATTCCACTTTCTCTGGTTCTTGTTGTAGACCGAAGCCTTCTTCTTGTAGTAATCTTTATTATCTAGATAGTGTTTCTTTTGATAGGCCTTGTTATACTCCCTCCTTGCTTCTGGATCTTTGATGGGCATTAGTCCTGAGGGTCTTCGTTCCACATCTCATCCCAAAACTTGTAGTCCATATTCCTTCTTACCTGTTCGTATCGGTATACTACGTCCTGCCAGTTATTTACTGAATCTTTCAGCGAAACCTCCCGTGTAGTCTTTTGCTTCTCCGATTTCCACATTGTTCTCTAGATCTTTAATCATTTGTTCTAATCGCTGACGCTCAACGATTAATTCTTTGCAATCAGTGGCTGTCTGCTTAATAGATTGCAGCTCTGCCTTACGTGCGCTACCGTTGATCTCTGGATCAACAGGTTTCTTGATTTCGTCGATCATGTTGTTGATGGCCACCTCCATCGACGTCATCAAACGCCTAGCGGCTTCAACCGTTGTGAACTTCTTCCTCGACATAGAGAAGATCTTCTTTACGAGTTCTATAGTGTTCCTTCCCGTCAATCATAAGGCGGTAGTCTGCGTTCTTAATGAACCCTACAACATCACCTTTCTTCACCCCCATCTCTTCTAGCCACGGAGCGTCAAACGATACCCTACCCTTTCTCGGTAGGTTCTCCTTGAGCTCAACGACCTCGATAACATCAGACAAAACTTCTTTGTCTTCATCAACCGCCTCAAGCAAAGCCCAGCCACCAAGGGGCTGTACCTCGCCAGTCTCTTGACACTTGTAGGCTATAGCCTGACATCCGTGAGTGTAGTTGGGATCGTAGTTTACGATGTAGTTATTTTCTTTCCCTGTCAATGGTTGCCCATTATTAATAACTACGTGGTGATGGAAGTACAGGGTGTCCCCCTCTTTTACTCCTGTGTTGTGTTTGATAGGGGCGCACACAACGGGGCCTTCATTGACGCGGTTGTTAAACTCACCCATCTCAAAGCGAGTGTCGATGTAAAGCTCAAGACCGCTGTCAGTCTTAATCGTGTCGTTGACCTTCTTTTCAAGCTCAACAACAAACAGGTCGAGTGTTTTCATTTAGAAGTTGCAATCAAATTCAATTAGACATGGCATATCGTCTACGGCTTTCCATAGAACTTGCCCTTCATCGTTTTGCAAATATACTAGATATCTAGTCTTATCATGCAAATGAAGATGTCTTTCATCGAGGATGATTGCACAAACTTCGCCGTTACCGGCCTTCATGCCTACATAATAGGCCATAGCATTTTTCGGGTCTCGCCCGATAATGATTTTTCTAATAAGTCCTTCCATTTAATTAAGTGATATCCCCAGCCCATTGAGTAGATCGTCGAGGTCAGGCCCGTCATCTTCAGGTGGGGTGTATGAGTCAGTCATAAAGTCTTTTACAATGTCTAGCTCCCCATCACTTTGTATATTGTAGTGGAAGAAAGCTTTCATGTTGCTGGTGTCGTCGTCTACAGGTTCAAGAAGCCCTACTACAAAGGCTGATATAACCTTGTCTTCAAGCTCATACTTCTTGACAAGATCAGTAAGGGCGGCGGCGAGTTCCTGCATTTCAAACCAGAACCCCTCTTCTTCCATACCTTTATACTGATCCTTATTCATAATTGAATGCCTAAAAGTTTAGTTTCCAAAAAGAAGCTCTTCAGAGACTTCTCACACCTCAACCAAAGGTACGTAAAAAAGAACTACCTTAAGTATTTGAGAACCAGAACGATGAAGTTCTGTAGACACCATGACGTTTTTGAAAAAGAACTAAACTTTATGCTGTGGGCATACGACCTAGAGTTCTGGACTTTAGACTACGCGGCTAAGGACTACGAGTACTCGGCTAAGAAGCTTGCGGAAAGAGTTGTCTATCAACTAGTTAACGAGGGTTACGTATACAAACACTTTGATAAGATGACACCCTCTCAGTCGAGAGAGGATCACCTCTTTCGCGAAGAGACAAAGTATAACTACCGCGTCAGGTATGCGCTCACCCAAAGAGCAAGGCTGCTCGTCCAGAGATATTACCGCTATCTAGAAGACGGAGGTACTTTTCCGGATGAACAGTAATCTTAAATCGATTCATATATTCAAACTCCGACTTGTTGAATCGGTGCTTGGGTACCCCTATATGAGACACGATGTCCTCCATCCTGTCCTCCATGTCGTCATAGTCAACCTCTAACACATTGTTAAACAGCAACTTAACACCCTCTAGTTGAAGTAATGCTTCAGCTACTATCTCCCCATACATATATGGGAAGGCGTTTCCAATGCCACTAGGGAACTCTTTCTTTAGGGAGTCAATAACTTCTAATGGGTTTCTGTTTATGATGACTATAGGTAAGGATTTATCCCACACCATCTTGCACCATATAGGGAAGCTAGAGTCTACTACACCCACGTGCTTCTGACCATACGAGGATCTATAAGTGAGCTTATCGCCCTGCATAAGCCTTAGCCCCACCTCGTGCTCACATGAGTCGGTTACTTTATCTAGGTAGTGGGCTAGCCAAGCTCCACGCGTACGCGGAAGCCCCGTCACATAGTATGACGGTTGAAAGTATTCTGCCATAAGATTTAATTAAGGGGCGTCGGAGTCCGTAAGCAAGAGGGTTGCAGATACCGTTGTTGTTCCGTCGTAGTATGCGTTTTTAAACGTCAGGCTGAATGTGAAGCTATTGTTCCCTGATCCGTTATGAGCTTGAGCACTACCAGAGCTAGATCCAAGATCAATATCATCCATAGGAGAGTCGTTGTCGAAAAATATAAATATAGTATTCAATCCAAAAAAATTAACCTCTGAGTCAAGCTGAAGATCCCCGCTAAGAAGCTCTGTAAATGCACCTCCGGGGTTTACTGTATTGTTTCTCACTAAGAGACTAGTTGCTGTATAGTCAGATGGAGAGCCCGTGTAGTTGGCGACTCCTGCCGCCAACCTAATATCCCCAAATGACTCTCCAGATGCTGCCGCTGATCCTGAACCAGAATCAGCTTCAGTAGCGACATAAAGATTTATGGAGTGAGTACCCAACTCACTGATAGGCGGCAGTCCCCCAGCAAAGCTGCTGTTTACCATAGATGAACCCAAACCCAACATCACCCACTGCAGCTTTCGCAATCCTCAGGTGAGTCGAGGTTGCAGGTTATCTCTCCAGATTCAATCTTCTCTTCTTGCTTCTTGAGCTTCCCTTGATCCAAGAAGCTGATGTCGTCAAATTCTTCTTCCATAGTTACAACTGTTTTCCAAACATTACTTCGTAAACCACTTTTCCTTTATCGTCGCGAACAGCTTTGAGGCACCGGCCACGATTAACCCCATCGTAAACGAAAGAGACGTGAACCCAATCAGGGTTATCTTGATCACCAAATTCCCAAATGAGTTGATCAAACTCCAGATTTTCTCTAATGTAGTTGAAGACTTGAGAGTTTGTACAACCTCCGTATACGTCTGCGTCCAGATCGAGTGCTCTTCCTTCCACATGCTGACTGCGTCTTGAACCACCGATAGCACTGTTGAGGTCAGCTGAACGATAGCCTGACGACACGTATATAGGACACTTGAAAGCGTCGCGCAAAGGTTGAAATACATTGATCGCAACTTGCTTAAGATTTTCTGTAACCCATTCATCTGGTGTGTTGTCTATATTGAGTCGTTTAGCTGTCGTACTTTTTGTTACCTCTGCGAGAGATAGATTTTTTGATAGCTTCATTATTAAGTCTTCTTTTCTCGCTTTCTACACGAGGATCTTTTCTTTTCTTCTTAGCGTTGAAGTAGTACTTCCTCATCCGCCAATACCAAGGTTGCTTTTGTAGCTGTAAGCTTTGATGTTGGCCTCTGGTGAGGACAAGTAGCGGTACTCTTCAACAAGAGGTTTGGCATCAGGCGTACCCTTAACACGATCTATCAAAACCTCAAGCTCTTTCATGCGCTTAAGATTCTCCGGTGTAATGGCCTTGGCTACCTGACCCTTCCCCTTTATAGGCTTCATGACGCGATGAATATCTCCGTCACGATAGTAGAGGCAGAGGCTACTGCTTTGATCTCAGCAATATTAGCTAGAGACAGTACCTCATCGCCTGTAGCGTTAGCATCCATAGAGGCGTTATTCAAGATGAAGCTATCACCTGCCGAAACTTTAACTGCATACTCCTCAGATGTACCGAGGATACGCAAGGTGAGGTCACCGCTATCGCCGACGTGAGAGATACGCAAGTACTTGACAGAGCTAGCTACATACGTACCGCTAGCTACCGCTGTATCAAACTTCACCAAATCGGCTTCTGATGTTGTTACTGTGACGATTCGGTTGTCCACCTGTGTTACAGACTCTACATCGTGGACACGCGAACTGCTTCTATCTACGCCCTCTAGCGTGAGCTGTTCGCTTATAGTTACTTTAAGTGTTGCCATGGGCCAAAGATAATCAATTAAAGAGTATCCTGTTGAGATACCCTCTCGTTTCCTCTGGGATATAATCAAACCAATCCCGAGGGTCACCGTATATATCTACCCCATCAGCTTTGGCTTTCTCTAAAGCAGACTTTATCCTCCCCTCACCAGCATTGTAAGAAGCATAGATACGAGCTAACCTGTTTACCTCTGGTATCTTCTGTGGGGGATTCTTGATCCAGCTAAGCTCAGACAAAGCATTGATCTTAGCATTACGCATCTGACGGCTGTGCTCGGGGTTGAAAGGATCGAGACCCGCAGGAATCAGTCCTCTATCCTCAAGGTCTCTCTGTGTAGCAGGCATGATCTGAAACAGTCCCCTTGCCCCTACTGGAGATACCGCGCTTGGGTCACCAGAGCTCTCAGCCATCATCTGTCTCTGAAGCCTGTCAGACTGAGACATAGTATAGTTAGATGTATCAGGTTGTGAAGCCGCATCCTCCATAGCCAATCTAGCTAACCTAGCATCGAGAGCAGCATAACCCGTACTCTCAGGCTTCTCTTTCTTAGGGTCGCCAATCTTCGTATCAAGCAATCCCCCGTTAGCATAACCCAAAGCAGTTAGTCCCGCCCCTAGCTTAGCCCTCTCAGCTTGCTTGCGCATCCAACTCATATCCTGCTGCTCTGCTTTGTAGTCAGCTATATTGTCGGCTAGCTTGCTCGTATCCAACCCATACTGATCAACAAGAACACCGAGATACTTCTTTAAGTCGTCCCTGCGACTCATAATATCCCCAGCATCAATAATAGACTGCATATCATCTAACATCTGTGGTGGGATAGAAGCAGCCCTGCTACTGTCAACAGAAGCAAGAAGCACATCCCGATACCCCCCAGACTTCTTCTTAGGATCTCCTAGTACTCTCATGAGTACAAATATACTACTTCTTGTGCTTGAAGAATTCTACTTGCTTCAACCTCCGAGAAGCAGCTAACCGAGAACCATAAGGACCGCCTAAGTTCTTCCCCTCCTTACTAGTAACGTAGTACCCGTCTTTCTTCTTTACTATCATGATATACTTGGCCGCGCTCCATAAACAATAAGAACCGATTCATCGTGTGTACACACACACAAAGCTGTACAGCCACAACATTCTAAGTAGCTTAATCTATCACTGAATCAGCTTACGCTTGCGAAGGTATAAACAAAAATCTTAAAAGTCAAGAGTAAAGTAAAGCTTTAAATGACTGCTTCTAACTTACTGTAAACGAACCGCTTAGATGGATTTACGTGAACTTGAAACTGAAATCAATATGATCAAGACACGGTAGAAAAGGGCTGAGAAATACAGATCGTGGGGATTATATATATTATATAGCGTTACGTCTGCACATCCGAAACGGCTTCTAGAGATGGCCCCCCTATAGTCCCCCCACAATTCCGCTGTACATTTCAGCTTTTCCACAGTACAAGGTACTGTGAGCCAATGAGTTAGCACCGATTGGTTCGACCACTGCATGAGACCGCAGGTTGCAAGGTGCTGTCTGATAGGGTGGAAC